TGAAAATGCCATGCCGGTGAACGCTGGCTTTGGTGATACGTTCCCTGCCGATCCACTCAAAGGTGATATGTTCCTGCGTGTGGACATGTTGCCCAGCAAGCTGTTCAAGTGGAATGAAAAGAAATGGATAGAAGTAGACAAAACCAAGACTGATAGTTTTGCCTACGATCGCGCATATATACAACATCTAATAGAAAAAATCGACTCAGGTGAATATGATATTGATCTGCTCACCGACAGTGAAAGCGAACAAATCAAGGAGTATTTAAATGCACAATCAAAACACTAGATATATCACCTATCCCAGCACGGTAGAAAAACAGCGCCATACTGTCCTGATTATCGATATCAAACCCGCGGATTTCATAGTCTTAACCGAATTCCTCCAGGCCTGTGATAGAGATTTTGATGTCTACTTATACGAGGGTGCCGATCATGATCTAGAATGGTTAAATCATGTCAGCCAGAACTGTGATGCGATCTTGATAGATCAATCTAGCCAAGTTACTATCACACCCACAGACACTAATATCAGATATGGAGTTGGATCGGAATATCAAACACCCTACGGTTATTTTACCAAATTAGTTGACGAAATGAATGAAATTGCTGTATAATATGGTAAATAATATACTATTATAATCAAGGAAAGGTAAGATTGGCATACGATAATCCATTAAAAGGCAGCACCGTTTACGTTCGTAACGAAAACGTAGAACAGGCTATGCGCAAGTTTAAAAAGAAGATGCAGGACAGTGGATTATTACAGGATCTACGTGATCGTGAATTTTATGAAAAACCAACTGCATTACGTAAACGTAAAGCATCAGCAGCCAAAAACCGTTGGAAAAAGAAATTACAGAGCCAACAGTTGCCCAAGAAGTTATATTAGTATATAATAAAGTTTTAAAGAAATAAATAATTGTATAGAGTGCCGTAAGGGCTCTATATTTAGATCTTGCTTAATTAAAGGAGAAACTATATGTCTAAGATCATCGGTATCGATTTAGGTACAACCAACTCTTGTGTTGCTATCCTAGAAAACAACAAACCCAAAGTAATTGAAAATAATGAAGGTGCCCGTACTACACCTAGTATCGTTGCCTACGGCGATGAAATCTTAGTTGGTGCGCCAGCTAAACGTCAAGCGATTACCAATCCAAAGAACACAGTCTATGCGGCTAAACGTTTGATTGGTCGTAAGTTTGAAGAAAAAGAAGTACAAAAAGACATAGATCTTATGCCCTATGAGATCGTTAAAAATGACAATGGTGATGCATGGGTTAAGATTAACGAAGAAAAACTAGCACCACCGCAGATCTCAGCCGAAGTCTTGCGTAAAATGAAAAAGACTGCTGAAGACTATCTTGGCTATGAAGTAACACAGGCAGTAATCACTGTTCCTGCATACTTCAATGATAGCCAACGTCAAGCAACCAAAGATGCAGGTACTATCGCAGGCTTAGAAGTCTTACGTATCATCAATGAACCAACAGCAGCTGCATTGGCATTTGGTTTGGATAAACAAGAGAAGAAAGATCGTAAAATTGCTGTCTACGACCTAGGTGGCGGCACGTTTGACATCAGTATTATCGAAATTTCCAATGTTGACGGTGAACATCAATTTGAAGTATTATCAACTAACGGTGATACGTTCCTAGGTGGTGAAGACTTTGATCAACGCTTGATGAACTATATCATTGATGAGTTCATGAAAGAAAGCGGTGTCGACCTATCAAAAGATGTCTTAGCTCTACAACGTCTTAAAGATTCAGCTGAAAAAGCTAAGATTGAATTATCAAGTTCAGCACAAACTACTGTGAACTTACCTTACATCACAGCAGATGCCAGCGGTCCAAAACACTTGAACGTAAATATCACACGTGCTAAGTTTGAAAGCCTAGTTGACGAACTGATCCAACGTAGTATCACTCCATGTAAGACAGCAATGAAAGATGCCGGAGTTTCAGCTGATGATATAAGTGACGTTATCCTAGTTGGTGGTCAGACACGCATGCCTCGAGTACAAGAAGAAGTTGAAAAGTTATTTGGCAAAGCGCCACGTAAAGATGTTAACCCAGACGAAGCAGTGGCAGTTGGTGCAGCTATCCAAGGTGCTGTCCTAGCAGGCGATAAGACAGACGTCCTACTATTAGACGTTACCCCACTATCACTAGGTATTGAAACTGTTGGCGGTGTGTTTACTAAACTTATTAAGAAAAATACCACAATCCCAACTAAAGCATCGCAAGTATTCTCAACAGCAGATGATAACCAACCAGCTGTGACTGTTAATATCGCACAAGGTGAACGTGAATTTATCAAGGACAACAAGAAACTTGGCGAATTTAATCTAGAAGGTATCGAGCCAGCACCACGTGGTGTACCAGCTATTGAGATCACACTAGACATCGATGCCAATGGTATCTTGAAAGTATCGGCTAAAGATAAGAAAACTGGTAAAGAAAACAAGATCACTATCAAAGCCAATTCAGGGTTAACTGAAGAAGAAATTGAAAAGATGGTTCAAGAAGCAGAAGCCAATAAAGAAGCCGATACCAAAGCCCGCACAACAGTTGAGGCCAAAAATGCAGGAGAAAATAATGTACACGGAATTGAACGTGCATTGAAAGAACATGGTGATAAGATCACCGAAGAACAACGCAAGGCAGTAGAAGCCGAAGTTGAAAACCTTAAAGAAGCTTTGAAAACAGAGGACGCTGAAAAGATCTATGAAGCTATCCAGGCACTAGCCGAACCAGCTTTTCCATTGTTTGAAGCTAAATCTGCAGCAGAAGCCGAACCTACGGTAGAATCTACGGTAGAACCAAATTCAGAAAAACCCAGCGATGTAGTAGATGCTGAGTTCACTGAAGTTAAGAAGGATGCCGAATAAGGGTCCTTGATTTAATCTTGCTTAACTATAAGGAGAATAAGCTATGAAACAAGTATATATTAACAGTTTGGATATTCCAAGTATCCAAAGATTTGCAGTTGGATTTGACCGCATGTTTGATGAGCTCAGCAGAACAGCTGGCACATTGAATGCCAGTAACTATCCACCTTACAACATCATCAAAGAAACAGAAACTATCTGGAAGATCGAAGTAGCAGTGGCAGGCTTTGATGAAAGTGAGTTGGATGTTGAGATCATCAACAACGAACTAGTTGTTACAGGTGCAGTCAACAAAGAAAACAAAGTAGAACAACAATATCTACATCAAGGTATCGCTGGCCGCGACTTTGAACGCACATTTGCTCTTGCGGACAACGTAGAAGTCAAAGGTGCTACTGTTAAAAATGGCATACTAACTGTCACTTTGGAACATATCGTTCCAGAATCAGCTAAGCCTAAAAAAATTGCTATTACTTTTCAAAAGTAATTGCTCTTTAAAATAAAAGGCAGTATAATAATAATATGGGGTAGCAAACCTACCCCATTATTAAGTGAGATTCAATAATGTCAAAAATATCTGAAAAGGAAATCATGGGCACTAAAGCTGTTACTAGAGTAAAACCTACTCCAAACTTTGATTTGAGAGAACCTCCCTTATATCGCGTGATCTATATCAACGACAGCGTGACCACTATTGAATTCGTGATAGAAACATTGGTAACTATTTTCAATCACACACCGGAATCTGCCCAAGAAGTCACCATGAAGATACATGAAGAAGGTAGTGGTACGGCAGCGATACTTCCCTACGAGATGGCAGAACAAAAAGGTGTAGAAGTAACACAGTTGGCCCGCAACAATGGATTCCCCTTACAGATTAAATTAGAACCAGCTGAATGATCTTCAACAAAGTACAGGAATTAAAAGCACAAGGTCTACGCATAGGGTTCACTGCTAGTCAATTTGATATGTTACACGCAGGCCACGTCGCTATGTTAAGTGAAGCTAAAAATCACTGTGATTATCTTATCGCTGGCCTACAGAATAATGCCAGCTGGGATCGTCCTGAAAAGAACGCACCAATACAAAGTATCGTAGAACGACAGATTCAACTAGCGGCAACACGCTATGTAGATGAGATCGTGGTCTACAACACAGAAAAAGACCTCGAAGATATATTACTAACCTTGCCTATCGATGTGCGTATCTTAGGTGTGGAATATCGAGACAAAGAATTCACAGGTCGAGATATCTGCGATAAACGCAATATTAAATTAATCTTTAACAGCCGCGATCATAGTTTCAGTTCCAGCAGTCTTCGTAAACGTGTAGCAGAAGCAGAAAGTAAACGATGAAAATTTCAGACGAAGTTAAATTTATTGGACTATTTTTCATAGTAGTCGCATCTATAGCGGTAATGTTCTTCCAACCTAGATACCCAACAGTCACCTATGATTGTCGTCTAGCTGAAATATCACCAGATTATCCACAAGAAGTCAAACAACGATGCCGTGAAGAAATACGCAAGGCCTGGCTACGTTCACAAGGTAATCTATAATGGATATAATGTTGGATTTAGAAACACTAAGCACACGTCCAGATGCTACTATCTTGACCTTTGGGGCTTGTAAGTTTAGTCCATATAAGCAGCATGAGATCGTAGATGGTATCTACTTCCGTGTCAGTGTAGATGAACAGATAGCATTAGGGCGACATGTAGATGATAACACTGTTGAGTGGTGGGGGCGACAAGCAGATGATGTCAGAGAAGAAGCCTTAGGTGATGGTAATCGCATTAGCCTAGAGCAGTTTACACAAGAGTTAAATAGATTTATAGTAGGCTGTGATAACATCTGGGCACAGGGTCCTGTGTTTGACATTGTTATCTTGGAAAATCTTTATAGACAAATGGGTTTACCTTGCCCATGGCAGTTCTGGCAGATCCGCGATAGTCGTACCTTATTAAGTACCCACGGTGACCCTAGAGATAAGAACAAAGCAGGCCTGCACAATGCCTTAGAAGATTGTGTTAGCCAAGCCCAAGCTGTTCAAACAGTGTTTGAACGTTGTGGTATTACGGAGAAACGTTAATGAATATTATATTTGGTCGTGAAAATGCTGAAAAATTACGTGAAAAATACACAGTCTTAGACCTAGAAAAACTAGTAGTAGAAGACAAAGAAGTAGAAGTTTTCTGCTTAATTCCTGCTGAAAAAATAGCTCTACCCGATCTACCACAGTTAGAGCAATGGACTAAATTACACGATGATTTCCTCAATGGGTATAATACCCAACAATGGAACTACTGCCGCCAATGTATCGAGTATTTAATGGGTAAATTTGGTGGTGAACTTGACACATTCTACGAAGAAATCCTCAAGCGCATAGACGCCGCAGACCCACAATAACAGACGGTTCTAGTCAACAATACACATAGTTAATTTCTAGCGGTTCCGAGTAAATAGTAGTAAGGAGCCGAGAAAATGAAACTATGTATTTCATTCCTATTACTTTCAGCAGCGTTTGCGGTATCTGCACAACCCCTGCCTGACTACACATTTAAAAGCCCAGCATTCAACGGTAATGGTTACAGTGCTCACATCCTCACCATTGAAAATCAAGAACATAATCGCAGAGAAGCCATACAAAAAGAGATACAGGCCAAGCTAGAAAAAGAAGCCAACGACGCTAAAAACACCAATATTTCCAAGTTTATGAACAACTTGGAATCACGTATCTACGCACAGATCAGCCAGAATCTGGCCACTGCTATGTTTGCTGATGGTGGCGGTAACTCAGGTACACTTAATTTTGAAGGTAACATAATCAACTGGACTAAATCCAGCACTGAGATCACCCTAAATGTAACAGATTACGTAGGAAGTTCTACCAGTATCACTATACCGTTAGGACAATTTGTGTTCCAATAATATGAGAAAATTGTTAGCTGTGTTTATGTTGTTCATGCTTGTAGGTTGTGCTACTACCAGCAAGTTCAGCTCACCTGAAAAGCCAACACAGGTCAAGAACCTGATGCAGAAAGAGTTTGATACTATACCGCCACCAGCAGGTAAGCCAGTGGTAGTAGCAGTGTATAGTTTTGCTGACAAGACAGGACAACGTCGTCCAGCGGCAACTATCGCTAATTTGTCAACAGCGGTTACACAGGGTGCTGATGCATTCTTGATCAAGGCATTAGGTGATGTAGGACAAGGTCGTTGGTTTACTGTGGTTGAACGTGTGGGCATTGACAGCTTGACTAAAGAGCGTCAATTGATCAGGCAAATGCGTGAAGCCTACGATGGTGCTAACGCTAAACCATTGAGTCCAATGATGTTTGCTGGTGTGATCATTGAGGGTGGTATCACAGGCTATGACACCAGCACTAAGAGCGGTGGTTATGCGGCACGTATCTTAGGCATAGGCCCACAGACACAATACAGTGAAGATATAGTAACAGTAAGTTTGAGATTGATTAGCGTTAATACTGGTAAAGTGTTAGCATCAGTAAACGTGCAGAAAACGATCTACAGCACCAGCGATAGTTTGGCAGTGCTGAAATTTGTTAAAGATGGTACGCAGGCGTTTGAATTAGAAGCAGGACTCACTATAAATGAGCCCGGAACGCAGGCGGTCAAGGCAGCAGTTGAAGCGGCTGTCGTTGAACTGATCAAGGAAGGTCAGGTCAAGGGTGTATGGGACTTCAAGACTGATGACATTGTTGGCGCTGGATCTAGGGTAGACACTCCCT